CCCTCATCCGTGTCTAGCTCAACCACCAGTTCAGCGGCGAAGCCTTCAAGCCTGGCAAGTTGCCGGCGCAAGGCCAGCTCGAAGGTTGATGCTATGCCCTCGGAGTTGATCGCCATCTAGGGCACCAGCTTATCAGCCTGCGCGGCGTCAACTGTTGGGAAGCTTACTTGGATAATCTCAACGGCTGCCTTGCGCTCTAGCGTGCCGGCGCTAACCTGCGCCACTAGTTCGACTAGGCTCTTGATCTGTGCGCCGTTTAGCGCTGACTTCGCCACGTCTTCGCCTGACAATGCGGCCTCCTCAGTTGTCGTTGGTGCTGCCTGTTGCTCCTCGATCACCTCTTGCCGCGTCGGCGCAATGGCTGCCGGGTCTTCGCTGCCAACGATGCCTAGCGCAGCCTCGGCAAGGCCCATGCCTGCCGGCCTGATCTGGGCGCGGTTTGCGTCCGTGTTCGCGGCTAGGCGATCCTCGGCTTCTTGCTCGCTGATGCTCAAGGCTCGCGCCATGGCCTGCGCAGCGGTCAACCAGTTCTTGCTCACGTCGTGATCTAGCACGCGGCGCTGTGCCTCTTCGTCGGTCGGTATCGTGGTAGGCCCTGGCCGCCAGACCATGCGCAAAGACCAGTCTAGCTCTTGAGCGCCCAGCGGCACCGCGTAGGTGTTCCAGCAGGCGCGGGCGATCTGCCATGCGTCGTCTTCTTCAATACGCTCGTATCGGCTGATGGCCTGCGCCCTAGCAAGTTCGCTTTCGAGGTTTTCGACCTTGAGCGCCACGCCAGATAACTGCGGCCTGTTCTTCGGTGCCCAACTCGAAGGCGGCAGCCCTAGGCGCTGCGCTTGCTGCAACAGGTAGTCCTGCAGCAGTTCGACGTGCTCGACCAGGCGGCTGTCGCTGGTGATGCTCTGCAAGCTTTCGCCCTCTTCTAGCACGGTGACGCCGCCAGGCGTGATGTTGAGCGCACCGCGTGCGCGCTCTGTGTCAAGCGCTGTGGCGATGTAGGAGCCGTAACCGCTGGTCTGCGCTCGCATGTTGATGTCGCACCAAGTCGAATTAACAGCGTCTTGGCTGTGGATCAGATCGACGGGCGGCCGCGGGTAAACGATGCCGTGGCCCTTCTCGCGCTGAACCCAGACCATAGGCAGCACTGTGCGGCCGTCTTCGTCTTTGATCGGTGCGGTGAAGTCCATGGCATCCTCAAGCGCGCCTAGCTCAAGGTGGCCATCTTCGTGGATGACCACCGCCTGCCATTCGTCGCGGCCCTCTTCGGTCTCGCCGCGCCAGTAGGCTAGGAATCGGCGGTTGCCTTGGTCGTTGGCGCTGATGCCGTCGGCGGTTGCCAGTTCGATAAGGACTGCATGCGCTGCCGACACGTCATCCGGCCGGTCAACGTCCGGCAGGATATGCACAAGGTGTGGCTGCACGACGTTGGCCTCAACTCGCTGCCGCCAATCGTTCCAACCGAACAGAAGCAGGCCCGCACCAAATAGATGCACAGTGCGATCAAGCCGTTGCCAAACCTCCCAATAGGCGGCGTCTTTCTGCAATGTCTCGAATGCCTCGATGATGGCAGGGTCATCAACTGCTTCCCCTTCTGTTTCATCCATTAGCGTGCGCGCTGCTGGCGTTAGGTAAACCGTCGCCTGCTGATCGATCCAACGGCGCAGCACAGGTAGCATCATATCGCGCGGTATGCGCCGCCACGTCTCTGGGAATTGCTGCTGTAGTTGCTCGATCAAGCCCTCTTGCTGTGCGCCTTGATAGTAATCGCCGAGCCGCTCGCATGCGCCGCGGTAGCCCTGCGGCCGCCACTTGTCTGATGCTTTCAGGATCTGGCCAAGCCAGTCCGCTCTGGTGCTTGTGGCCTTATTGCCCATATCGCGCATTAGCTCTGAACCTTGGCGCTCTAACAAATCCCGAATCATCGCAACCGCCTTTCGTGGTAGCGGCGCACAGCCTGCACAGGCTGGCGCTCGTGTTCCACCGTCCGGCGGTTTATGCCTTCGACATTAGCCCAGAAATAGCGTGCAGCATCACAGGCGTGGTCATGCACGTTGTCTTTCTCTGGTGCCTCTGTGTTGCCTTTGAATCTGTAGGAAAGCAACGACCTATGCAAGCCGCGCTTGCTGCCATGTGTTAGGCGCTCGTGAACCAAGAAGCGCGGCGGCGATCCATCGGCCGGTTCCATGGCGGCGCGCATCACTTCGAGGCCAAAGGCTATGCGCCTAACCCTGCTGCTCGTGCGGTAGCGCGCCGGAATACCTGCACGCCTTAGCACGTCGATGTCCGTGCGGCCTGCGGTCGTGGCCTGCTTGCCTGCTGGGTCGCACCATACCTCTTCGAGGTTGTAGCCCTTGGCCAAGATGCGATCGGTTAGTTGCTCGGTCGTGGTATCGCTGGGCATCAGTTCGTCGAAGGCAACCCAGGCGTCGCGCTCTGGATGCCGACGAAAGAACACCACCGCAGGCGATCGGTAGCCGAAGTCTAGCCCTGCCCAAGTCGGCGCACCTTCTGGCCATTCGCATGCGACAACGTGGCGGTCTGGCCTATAATCGTACACTTGGCCCTCTAAGTGGACAATTTCACCGCTCAGTTCTTGGGCCGCTAGCCTGGCGCTGTACAGGTTGCGCAGGCTGTCGATGTAGCCGTGCGGCAGGTTGTCGGCGTTCTCTTCGGTCGATGCCTTGACGACATGCACGCCCTCATCGAGCCGGTCGCCAGGGTCGCCGAAGGCATCATGCACCCAGTTGTAGCCGCTCGGCGTGCCTGTGAGCAGGATCTGATGCAGCCAGCGCGTCTTGCTCCGAATGCGCCCGGTGATCGTCGGCCAAATCTCTGGCTTCATTTCGGCAGGCTCATCGAGCCAGGCCCATGCGACCTGTATGCCTCGAAGCCTGCCCGGTCGCTCTGCCGAGCGCAGCAAGGTCTTGGAGCCGGTCGGCCAGCGATAACTGCGATCGGTGCCATGCCAGGTCTTGACCACCTCCTGAGGCCATAGCGCCTCGATCTGTGGCCTGATCACGTCATCAAGCATCGAATAAGTCGGCGAGATAATGACGCCATGAGCGCCAGGCGTATGCAGCAGCGCGTTGGCCGCGGCCCACTGGCAGCCTGTCCACGTCTTCCCAGCGCCTAGGCCGCCTCGATAATAGACAAAGCGATGCGGCGATATAAGCACCTGCCGCTGCGCATCGTGCGGCTCGCCGAACTGCCAGCGCTCAGCCATCGTTGTGGACCTTGGCCGCGTCGATGCGACGATCAAGCCAGCCGCAACCCTCGACGATCAAGCTGCTGTTGGCTTGGATGTCGAGCCGCTGCCTGCCCCATTGCTCTGGGTTGCGTCGTTCAAGCTTCCACGCTGCCGCCTGCCATGCGCCGTCTTGCGCTGCTCTGGTTATCATCGCCAGGTCGCCAAGGCTGCTTTCAGCCTCCGCCTTTTCAATAGACTGCAAAGCGTGCAAATAAGCGCTTTCGCGCTTCCGCGGTTTCTTGCCGCTGTCAATGTGCCGGCGCTCTTTTCCGCCTCGCTCTATCCAATAATAGAAGGTGGTCTCTGCAACGCCTGCGGCCTTGATGGCGTCTTTTCGATAGGCACCTATGCGCAAGTGTTTGCAGATGGCGGCGATAAGTTCAGGCGTGCAGGCTGTCTTTGTCATTCGATGCGCTCCGCCTTGCGCCCTGTCGCTTGCTCGTATCGTCGAACGGCCACGTCGCAATAGGCCGGGCTAATCTCCATGGCATAAGCCTGCGAGCCTTCCTGCTCGGCTGCTAGGATCGTCGTGCCTGAACCGCTGAACGGCTCGAAGACCACGCCGGGCCATGATCGGATAGCCTCGGCTGCTAGGTCAACGGGGAAGGGCGCGGGGTGGCCTTCGACGCCGCCCTTGGCCCTTGTTACCCTTAGAACGCTATCGTTGACTTTATGAGATGCAATGAGGCCGGCAGTGTTAGCAGAAACGGTGCCGTCTTTTTTCCTTTGTGCTCCTGCCCCGCTCTGCTGACCAGCCAGCTTGCACTCGCGCCACTCGACCGACGGCCTCGGCTTCTTGCAGAAGTGAAAAACGAATTCGTGCGAAGAGGCAAGCCGCCCATGATTAGCGCCGGGCATCCCTGGCCCTTGATCCCAAACATAGAACCCAAACCGCTTAAAGCCTTGGCCGCGCATCCACTCAACCCAGTCATCCCAATAGGGCAACCATTCGCCGCCCTTGTGAATCAGGCCAAGGTTGACCAACACTTGACCATCGTCGGCCATCGCGTCGGCCATAGCGCCGAACACGCCCTGCATCAGGCCATCCCAATCGCTAACATCGCTCGCTTCGTCATAGTCTCGCTGCTGGCCGTAAGGCGGCGAGGTAAAGCATAGATCAGCCTTAGCGCCGCCCATAAGCCGCGCCACGTCCTCGGCCTTGGTGCTGTCGCCGCATAGGAGCCGATGCTCGCCAAGCTGCCACAGGTCGCCGGGCTGCGTGATCGGCTCGGTTGGTGGCTCTGGTATGGCGTCAAGGTCGCCTTGCAGTTCTGGCTCTGGCATGGCTGCGTCGATGATGGCTTGCAGTTCGTCAGCGTCGAAGCCTAGGTCTTCGAGGTCTTGGCCATCTCGCTCTAGGTCGGCTAGCAACTTGCCGAGCAGGTCTTCATCCCAATCGCCGCTTATCTTGTTTAGCGCAATGTTGAGCGCCTTCTCGCTCGATTCGTCAACGTCGATCCAGTGCACTGGCACCTTGGGCAAAGCTAAGGCTAGGGCACCGTCTAGGCGCTGATGGCCTCCGACAATGTGCCCTGTGCGCTTGTTGGCGACTATAGGCTCGACGAAGCCCCAACGGTCGAGGCTGCGCTTGAGCGCTTCCGCCTGGTGATCGCTGATCTGTCTTGGGTTGTAGTCTGCCGGCGTTAGCTTGGCCGGGTCGATCTGTTGAATTTTCATCGCAGCGCCATCCGCATTTCGCGCACTTGGTTTTCTAGGTCTTCTAGCTTATCGGCCGAGCGCGTCAGGGCTGCAACCATGTCTTGGCTCATAGCGTCGCGGTGCGAGTTTAGGTCGGCGATCACGGCATCATATCTGGCGCGCATGGTATCCTCGCGTTGCTCGTGCCGCTCTTGTAGGCTGTCGATCTGCTTTTGAAAGCGAATCGTCAGCGCCTGCAAAGCCTGCTGTAGTTTGTTCTGCTGCCAGGCCAGATAGCCAGCAAAGAGGCCCAGCGCGCCGTAGTCTGTCAGCGTTTGCAAAACCGCCTCTTCCAATATCAGCGCCCAACGATAGCCGCCCAAGCTTTGCGCAGCTTGGTGTGGTAGCCGTGCTTGGCGTATTGGCTGCCATTGTAGCACCTCGCCAAATCGTGCCAGTCGATCGGCGTCTTGTTGGCTGCTCGCCGCGCTCTGGGATTCGCTGCGAACCATTGCGCAACGAGTCGATCGCTGATGCCTTCCGGGTCATCGTCGAAGGCTTCAAGCGCTGCGCCGGTATCGTGGCCAAACAAGCCAAGCAGATGCACGCCCATGACCTGAAACAAGCCCCACGATGTCGCCTTGATCGCTGCCTCGGCATCGAGGCCGGCAGCATGGTCAAAGGCTGCTCGGTCGGTTTCGCTGGCAACCGTTGACCAGACAAAGCGGTCGCTTGTGTAAGGTATCTGCGCGGCTAGGTCTGGCCTTAGCCTGACAAAGATATGCGGCTCGAAGCGCACAGCGTCCGCCTTGCCGTTGCTTTCGACTTTGCGAAAGGCCTCGAGCACAGCGCTAGGGATGCCTGCGTCAGTCGCTTCTTTCTTGCTGGGCGCTTTGAAGCCATCGGCCTTAGCGGCTGCCAGGGTGATCGGTCCAACGATGCCATCGCCGAAGACGCCGGCCTGCTCTTGCCAAGCCTTGGTTGCCTTGGCGACGCCGGCGCCGAAGCGACCGGATGCGCCGCAGTTATAGAAACCCTTGCGCCGCAGGAACTTTTGCCACGCTTTGACCTCTTCGCCTTTGCTGCCGATCTTTAGCATCTGCCCCCCTATCGCAAAGCAACGCAGCGACGAACTAGGGCCGAGGCAAATCGCCTAGCCCGTCGCTGCGCGCCCACCGCCCCGCCGCGTGGCCCGACGCTCGAAGCTGAGAGCGCCGCACGGCTGGGCGCATAGTGCGCTTTGCGGTTGCGCGCAGTCTATTGCCTCGGCCGGCCTAGCGCAAGCGTTGCCTTGTCGATCCTCGAACGTGTCCAAAAAGGACCGGAGAGAGAGGATCG